GAGATCTCAAGCCGCGCCACTGAAGAGGACGCCGCTAAAGCCAAGAAGTCAAGCAAAGACTTCAGAGAGTTTGTTATCAAGTACGGAAGGATTGAGGTCTACTAAATGAAGAACGGGGACATCAGTAATGAGCTCCCCAAGAGAATACTCGTTACAACAGACGCGTTTTCAATTGTGGAATCTAGTATTACAAAACGGTTTAAAATAATACCTAAGGTACATAGAGAGCTAAAGCTACGTAAAGACATCCTTAGTAAGTTTTATTTATTTACCACACGCAAGGGCGTGACCCTTGAGTTGATTTCCTATGAGATTAACTCAGAAGACCTAGAAGAGCTAATGCTTACACTAGATGCGATGGGTACTAACCCATTTCGCTACTCAAGAGCCTATGACTCTATAGAGGCTGTAATGCAAGACTTGCCATACAGACCTGAAGTTCTTGGCGTTATAGATCAACCAAAAAATCTGCTACGGTACGGTCACTGGGGAATGGACTTTAACTATCTATGAACAATGAAGCTTATCTAATAAGCAAGATCATTACTGAAAAGAGTATTGGTTACGCCCTTGAGCGCGGAATTACTGAAGAGTGGTTTGCTGACACTGAAGAAAAGAATCTTTATAGGTTCTTACAGCATCACTACACTGAATACCAAGAGTGCCCTAGCTTAGAGATCATCCAGTCTAACTTTAGAAACTACACTCCCCCAGTAGTTGAAGACCACATTGATTACTTCATTGATAAGTTAGTAGAAGGTCGTCGTAAGGCTTTAATTATTAATACGATGATTGATGCTAGTCAGTCACTTGAATCTAAGAAGCCTAATGCGCATGAAGACGCCCTCATTAAATTACAACAAGGCTTTGCTCTACTAGAGCAGTCTGGTCTTGGTTCTACTAATGATCTTGAGATTAGAAAGGCTGCTAAATCAGCCATGGAAGAATACATAGCGCGTAAAAACAGTCCAGGATTACTAGGATTACCTACAGGCTTTCCTACTATGGACGCCTCTACATCAGGTCTACAGCCAGGACAGCTCGTAGTTATTGTTGCCCCACCTAAGACAGGCAAGTCCACACTTGCTTTGCAGATTGCTATTAACTGTCACCTTAATGGCCACAAGCCTATGTTTATGTCATTTGAGATGAGCAACAACGAGCAGAAGACTCGTTACTACGCTATGCGTGCTCGCATCTCTCACAAACGACTTATGACAGGAACACTTACCGCTGAAGAAGAGCAACGCTATGAGCGTATTGTTACCAGCATCCAAGATATGAATGATGACTTTTGGTTTACAGACTCTTCTAGCGGGTTAACCGTAAGTGCCGTTGCCAGCAAGATTCAAGGCAAGAACCCAGATATTGTCTTTATTGATGGGACCTACCTTATGTTTGATGAGGTAACTGGTGAGTCCAATACTCCACAGGCAATTACGCAGATTACTCGTAACCTTAAGCGCTTAGCCATGAAGATTAACAAGCCTGTTGTTATCTCCACTCAAGCATTGGCATGGAAGATGAAGAAGGGTCAAGTAAGCGCAGACTCTATTGGTTACTCCTCATCCTTCCACCAAGATGCCGATGTTATCTTTGGTCTTCAGCGCGAAGATGAGAATGTAGATGACACTCGTTTACTACGCGTTATTGCTAGCCGTAACTCTGGACTTAGCGAAGTCTCCCTTATGTGGGACTGGAATACTGGCGCCTTTAGAGAGATGGATAACAACGACCTATGACCGTAGAGGAGATGCAAGATACGCTAGCCGATCTTGGTATTAAGGTTATTGGCAACCGCGGCTGGGAAGTTCAAGGTGAGTGCCCAGCGCATGAGGAAAGAACCGGTCACCCAGATCGCAACCCCTCTTGGTATATCAACGCGGACTCTGGCGCTCACATATGCTTCTCATGCGGGTTCAAGGGAAATCTTTATTCACTAGTTGCCTATGTACGAGGTGTTCCGTTAGATCAGGCTACCGACTGGGCAAACACTAACCTGAACTTAGTAGCTCGTCTTATGCGCTTAACCGAACCCGAGAAAGCGCAAGCAGAGGAGACAGTAAGAGTTACTGAATCAATGCTCAGCGCTTTTGTAGATGTGCCGGCTGAAGCTTTGCAAGCAAGAGGTCTCACACGTGAAGCCGCTAATCTATACGGTATTCGTTGGGACAGACATAACGGTAACTGGATTATTCCTGTGCGACATGTGTATGGCACGTTACTAGGCTGGCAAGAAAAAGGATTTAGTACACGATATTTTAACAATCACCCAAAAGGTATGAAAAAGGGCAAAGCACTCTTTGGTTATCAACAGTACAAATCGGGTGACATGATTGTTGTTGAGTCTCCATTAGACGTTGTACGATTAGCCTCAATAGGTATACCAGGCGGAGTTGCTACCTTTGGCTGCTCAATCACTATTGAACAGCTAAGCGCAATACGTGGAGCTGACCGCATAATCTTTGCTTTAGACAATGATGAAGCTGGCAGAGTAGCCTCTAGAGATATGATTATTCGCTGCCGAGAGTTAAAAGCTGAAGCATGGTTCTTTAACTATAAGGACATTGACGTTAAAGATGTTGGCGCTATGAGTCGAGCAGAAGTAGTATCCGGTTTACAGAACGCACAACACATGATTCGTGGAGAGAAGGCTATTGCATGATTATCGGTCTAACAGGTTACGCTAGAAGCGGTAAAGACTCAGTAGCAAAAGTTCTTGTAGATCATTATGGGTTTATCCGTTTGGCATTTGCCGACCCAATTCGAGACCTTCTTTTAGAAGTGAACCCAATCCTTGATAAAGGTAATCGTCTTAGTTCATTAGTAGATGAGTACGGCTGGGATATAGCTAAAGCTCAACCAGAAGTTAGAAGGCTTTTACAGACTCTGGGAGTAGGCGCCCGTAAGGTATTTGGAGAAAACCATTGGATAGATCAGACTCTAAAGCATATTCCATCAGCGGCTTATTACTTAAATAATTTTGTTATAACAGATGTTCGTTTTAAAAATGAAGCAGATGCCATTAAAAATAACGTACATGTTTCAAGTCATATTTGGCGCGTAGAGCGCCCAGGTGTAGGCGCTATTAACAATCATATATCTGAGTCTGAAATGTCGACATTTACTGTAGACCAGACTTTTGTTAATGACGGCACTCTTGAAGATCTTGAGGCAATGATTAAGGCTCGTATGGTAGGTTTGCTTGTATGACCTTTACAGGGACGCTTCTCCCCTATCAACCTGAGGCAGTAGACCGCATGTGCGACCGCTCTAGCATGCTGGTTGCCTATGATCTTGGTTTGGGTAAAACCGTTATAACCATTGCCGCTATAGAACGTTTGATGGATGAGCGGAAAATTGATGAGCCAGGACTTATTATTTGTTTATCCTCATTGAAGTACCAATGGGCCAACCAGATTGAGAAGTTTACAGATGGCACTTCACGCGCTTTGGTCATTGATGGAACCCCGTCTAAAAGAGAAGCCCAATACGAAGAGGCTTATGATTGGCGTAACTCTGGGGTTGATTACATTGTTCTTAACTATGAACAAGTGGTCAACGACTGGAAGTTCGTCGAAAGACTCCCTAGAGGATTTGTAGTACTAGACGAGGCTACGGCCATTAAATCGTTTAAGTCTAAGCGTTCTAAGCAGGTTAAGAAGTTAATCCAGACCCCTTATCGCTTTGCTCTTACAGGTACACCTATTGAGAACGGAAAGCCAGAAGAGCTTTATAGCATTATGCAATTTGTTGATCCAACAGTTCTGGGTCGTTTTGACATCTTTGACTCTACTTTTATTGTACGCAATAGTTGGGGCGGAGTTGATTACTACCGTAACTTAACTACTCTTCACACCAAGATGAAAGAGGCTTCTGTACGTAAAGCACAGAAAGACCCAGATGTTGCCCCGTTCTTGCCAGAGACTATCCATCAAGACCCAATCAAAATTACCTTTGATCGTAAGACCAGCAAGCTTTACTCAAAGATTGTTAACGATTTATTGACTGATCTAGAGGATGCTCAAACGCTCTTTGGCGCCTCATTTAATATCTTTTCTCATTATGGTCTTGAGTCTCAACGCGGTGGGCCTGAAGACGAGATGCGTGGCAAGATCATGTCTAAGATTGGGTGCTTAAAGATGCTCTGCTCACATCCAGACCTGCTACGCACCAGCTCTAATAAGTTTGAACTAATGAATGGAGAAGGGTCGGCATACGCAAATGAACTGGTTACCAGTGGTGCTCTTGATGGTATTAGTAGTTCACCTAAACTTGACTATCTAGTACAGTATGTAAAAGACTTTATAGAACAAAATGAAGAGAACAAGGTAGTTATCTTTGCTACTTATGTGGACATGCTAGATATGATTGCTGAGGCACTTGGCCCAGAACAGTGCCGCCTTTACTCTGGAAAGCTTGATGCCAAGACTAAAGAAGATAACAAGATTGCTTTCAATACTGATCCCTCAGTACGAGTCCTTATCTCTAGCGACGCTGGTGGTTATGGAGTAGACCTGCCTGCCGCTAACCTCTTGATTAACTACGATTTACCATGGAGCTCAGGTACGGCTGTTCAAAGAAATGGTCGTATTAAGCGCGCCTCTAGCCTATGGCCATCTATTGTTATTGCCGACATCATTTCCACCGGCTCTATTGAACAGCGTCAGTGGGAAGTCCTTCAACAGAAGAACGCCCTAGCCAATGCGGTTATTGATGGTGAGGGTATAACTGAGGACGGTGGGGTAGAGATGACTGCTGGCAGCTTAAAGCAGTTCTTACAGAGTTCTATTGTATAATTGATGGATGCCTAACGCACCTAAGACCCCAACGCGTACCATCCGTGTATCGGATGACATCTGGCTTGCCGTTCAAAAAAAGGCCGCCAAAGAAGGCGTAACAGTTACTAGCATTATCATCAACTCGCTAGAGAACTACATTAAGGTTGACAAGCCTCTAGAAGAGAACTAATGTGGTGCCCCTATAGGGGGTACTAATGAATCTAGAAGATCTAAAGAAAAACGCTCGTCAGTTCCTTGCTTTAAAGACAGAGATGAGCATGTTGGCAGATCGCCAAAGTGAACTAAAAAGCCGTATGACTCAAGAGATAGACACGCTTGAGCCAGATGATAAAGGCCATAGGATCATTGCCTTTGAGGATGCAGCCCTTGGCAATATTAAAATTACTAAACAGCGCCGTGTATCTAAGACACTAGACATGGACGTCGCAGAGAAGATTCTTACCGAAAAAGGTATTAAGAATACCTGCATCAAGATGGTTCCAGTATTAGATGAGGCTGCAATTATGGCGGCTTTCTACGAAGGTTACTTAACTGAGTCTGACATTGACACCATGTTTCCTGCAAAGGAGACCTTCGCATTTATTGTGGACAATAAATGACCGATGATTTTATTGATAAAGCCTTTGCTGACCTTGATGAGTATTACCCAGGCAGTAAAAAGAAACGCAAAGCAGTAGTTAAAAAAGAACCAGAGATTATTGTCTCTAAGAACTGGGACGCTAATCCTACTAAGCGCACACTACCTAACGGCAAAGATGTTGAGCTGTTTCTTATTGGCGCACTAGCTGCTGCACTAGGTAGACCTATCATCACAATCCGCACATGGATTAAAGAGGGCTACCTACCTTCAGCACCATACAGACTTCCCGTTAAAAAAGACATTAATGGGAATGACCATCAAGGACGAAGACTCTATTCTCGAGCCATGATTGAAGCGGTCATTGACCTCTTTGACAAGGCTGGAATTCTAGAGACAAAACGTATAGACTGGTCTCAACATCAGCACCTCAGTAATGAGATTGCTGAAGCGTGGAGTAACATCCGGGCTGATGAAACAAAATCAAACTAACAAAAGGAAAAATAATGTCCGTAAATCGCACAGAAGAATATCTGCCAGCCACTGACGAGTTCAGTGCATCTGCAATCAATGACCGCCCAGCGCAGTCAACTTCAGCCGCTATCCAATCAGGATGGGAAGCTGGAGAAAAGATCACACCTGTATCACAGGGTTACGCCAAAGACTTTAAGTTCACCGATGGCGGTTTCCAAGTAATCAAGTTTCTTGATCAAGACGGTCCATTTGCCGTTTACAAGCAGCACTTCCTTACTAACAAAGAGGGACAGAAGTCTTATATCTCCCTTGGATCTAATGACCCACTTTGTGTAAAGCTTGGCAGCAAGCCAGAAGAGAAGCGCGCCTTCTCTATTGTTAACCTATCTGCTGAAGGTGGACCACAACGTCAGATGCTTATTGCGTCTCCTCGTTTGTGGAAGGCACTACACGCAGCACACTTCTCCCCACAAGGACCATTGACCCGTAACTATTGGGCAGTGAGCCGTACAGGTAAGCAACAGACAACTGCTTATCACATTAACCCAGTAAAGGGTCGTGACTTGATGGAAGACTGGCAGATTGATGAAGCGGCTTCAGAAGCCTTCATTGCATCAGTTCAGCCTTATACACGCGCTGACATCAAGACACCTACTTGGGATGAGCTAGAGGCTATCGCAGACTCTTTGCTCTAAAACACACATAGCTGTTAGAGACCGGTGCCCCCCTTCCATCGGTCTCTAACCTTATAGGGGACAACACTTGAATATTATTACCACCAAAGAACAATTAGATGAGATGGTTGCCTACTATCTCAAACAAGATGCTTTTGCTTTTGACGTAGAAACTGTTGGGCAATACAGAGGCGTACCAGCAGTAAACGAAGTTCTATGGATATCTTTTGCTACACGCGGCCGCGGAGATGTTATTCCTATGGGTCATCCTAACGGTGACTTCTTAGAGACTATTAAACCTTTAACTGGTCAAGGACAAAAGCGCGTAGACGCTGGTCTTGAAGCACGTGACTATGACTACTCTCGTGATAAGAAGAAGCACGTAAAGAAGTTTGGCCCTCCCCCAAAGCAGTTATTTCCAGCAGAGGTCTTCAAGGCTTTAGAGCCGCTTATGTTTAACAAGACCATCCTTACTATTGGTCACAACCTTATCTTTGACTTATGTTCTGTTGCTAAGCACTACGACGGTGTTATCCCTGCTGGTCCTTACTTTGACACCCTTATTGGGTCATTTTTATACGATAGCCGCAACAGCGGAAAGCTTGGCTTAGACGACTGCTTACAAAGAGATCTGGGCTTTAGCATGGAGAAAGGTATTGGCCATAAAGTTGAAGAGTATTCTTTTGATGAGGTAGCAAAGTATTCTTACCTTGACTCAAAATACACATTTTTACTGTGGCAGGTAGTTGCCGATAAAATTATCGAGTCAGATGTACAGAAGGTAATGGATCTTGAGATGGAACTTCTTAAGGTCTTATGCCAAATGAAACTTACAGGTGCGGTCATTGATACCGAACACCTTAAAGAACTACATGTAAAACTTGAAGAAGAGGTCGAGGCGGTTAAGTCTAAGATCTATGCCATTGCCGGTAAGGTCTTTAACCTTAACTCTAATGCTGAAAAACAAGAGCTACTTTATGGTCTAGTATCTGATGGCAATAGAGGTTTAAAGCCAACCATTCTTACCGGCAAAGGTGAGAAGACCCCACCAGATAAACGCACTTACTCAGATTACTCAGTGTCTGCAGAGGCACTTGAGGCTCATCCAGATGATGAGTTAGTAGCGGCCATCCTTGAGTACGCTGAAATCAATAAGTTATTAAGCACCTACATCATTCCGTACATTGGCGGAGAGGTAGTCAAGTCCGTTAACGGTAAAGAGAAGATTGAGGAGCGCGAGAGCCTTCTTATTAACGGAAAGATCTACGGGGACTTCAAGCCATGGGGTACAGAGACAGGTCGATTCTCTAGCTCTAACCCTAACCTGCAAAATATCCCTGCGCCTAATGACAAGGTGCCTGCCAATAAGAACTACGGCAAGATGATTCGTGACCTCTTCTACGCTCCAGAAGGCCATAAGTTAGTTGTGGCTGACTATTCACAGATCGAGCCCCGCATCATTGCCTCTATGTCGGGCGACCCTATTATGATTGAGAACTACAAGACTGGCGGAGATATCTATACAACCGTAGGTAACACTATGGGGGTAGACCGCAAGGCGGGTAAGGTTTTGGTACTGGCTATTGCTTACGGGGTAGGTCCAGACAAAATCTCACGTCAGATTGGCTGCACCCTTCAAGAAGCCAAGCAGCTCTTGAATGACTTTGCCGCTAAGTTTCCAGCCGTAGACCTCTACAAAGCCAAGGTAATTGGGGTAGCCCGTAACACGGGGTACGTCTCAACCATCTTAAAGCGCCGTCGCTACCTACCGGATATCAAGTCCAAGGTCCCCGCCTTTAGATCCAGCGCCGAGCGCCAGGCCTTTAACACGCGCATCCAGGGGTCCGCCGCAGACATAATTAAACTTGCTATGATTAGAGCCTACGAAAGAGTTCCCGCCGAGGCAAGAATCATCTTAACCGTACACGATGAAATCGTAACCTTGACCCCAGATCACTTAGTAGATCAAACCTATGCAGCTATACGCGAGGCTATGGAAGAGATCAATTTTCTAGACGTTCCACTAATTGCGGACATTAAAGTTGTCCAGCGTTGGGGAGAGGCAAAAGACTAATGGCATGGTGGACAAACATGTTTAGAGGTAACTCAGACGACGACGAGATTCATACTCAAGAGGTTCCCTTAAGCACGGTCTACCGCTGGTATTTATACGATACAGAGTTAGTAGACAATGTAAATGACCTTGCTGAGATGGTTGGCCTTAGTCGTATAAGCGAAGAAGGCGAAAGTAAAGAGCAAGAAGATAGTAAGACTAGAGTTGCTGCTATTGCTCCTCTGTTTCCTTTTCTAGAATCTATTGCTGATGTTAGTGCCAAGTCTTTATGCGCTTTACATTTGACTGAGCTCCTTTCTAGTGAAGAAGATGTAGACGACCATGAGCTTGAGCATCGTACTGAGGCTATGATGGATGTATACAAAGCCGTGGCTCTATCTACTTTGATGGGCGCCTTTTCAATTGGACTTCATTTGGGTATGATTGATACGAACACAGTTGGTTCTGATGTTCTTGAATTTGGAGAAATAGATGAGTAGTTCAGATTGGTTCTCACGCAAGTTAGGTAACCCAGTACCCCAGCAGCCACAGCAAGCCCCACAGTATGTTGCTCCACAGCCGGCTACCTATGTGCAGCCACAACAGCCTCAGTATCCACCTTCACAACAGGTAACACCTCAAGCACCTCGTTGCCCAGGGTGCGGAAGTGGAAACTACGGAAGTGTTCAAGGAGCAGCACCTCGTTGCTATGAGTGCGGCTACCCACTACAACAATCAGGTAGCGGTTTAGGTAAGGGCATCATTACCCCAGGCCAGTCTTCAGCAGGCCCAGCAACTCCAGCACGACAAATTGCTACAGGTACATTTAATGGATCAAAGCCAGTAATCGGAGCAGACGGAGGGTTTATCGGATGAGCACACTTACAGGAGAACTAGCAAAAGTATTTACTGCTATCAATAAGAAGATGGGTGAGGACACTATTGTCCTTGGCTCAGATATCACTCAGACTGGTGGGCGTCTTACTTCAGGTTCGCTTGCGGTAGATGTTGCTCTTGGCGGTGGGTGGCCTTCCAATCAGTGGCATGAGATTGTTGGAGAAGCAAGCAACGGTAAGACCGCTCTTGCCCTTAAGACTATTGCTGCGAACCAGCAACGCGATCCAGAGTTTACAACTGTATGGGTAGCGGCAGAGGAGTGGGTTGCAGGTTACGCAGAGATGTGTGGCGTAGATGTCTCCCGTGTGTATGTAGTTTCTACAAATATTATGGAGGAGGCGTATGAAGCCGTCATTAAAATCGTGGAAAGTAAAGCTATTGATTGTATTGTCCTTGACTCACTTCCTGCTTTGGTGCCTGGAGCAGAGGACGAGAAAGAGATGGAAGAAGCAACAGTAGGACGCGGAGCTCTTCTTACTAACAAGTTCTTCCGTAAAGTAGGTAAGGCATCTAAGCGCTCACTAATACGCCCAGAACGTCCCTTTATTGGCCTCATCATTAACCAGTGGCGCTCAAAGGTTGGAGTTATGTACGGTGACCCACGTACCACTCCGGGCGGTCTAGGTAAAGATTACGCCTTCTTTACACGCTTAGAAGTCCGCCGTGACTCTTGGGTAGAGGTAGGTAAGGGCGACGATAAGCGCAAGGTTGGTCAGGTAATCAAGATCAGAGTACTTAAGAATAAGTCAGCTGCTCCAGGTCAGGTAGCTATTGTTGACTTTTACTTTGCAAATGGCGGTGAAATTCCTGCCGGAGACTTTGACTTTGCTAAAGAGATCGTTGCCATTGGCATACTTAATAAGGTTATTACCAGAGCTGGTGCTTACTACCGGTATGGCGGTTCGCAATGGCAAGGCCAAGATGGTATGCTTCAGGCTATACGGGAAGATATTGATCTTCGAGAGACCCTTGAACGGGAAGTACTAGACTCCATTAAAGCTGGATCTAAGTATATTGCCGATGACGAAGAGTAAGGGTCTTCGACAGTCACAGAAGCACGAGGCACGACTAGCAGAAGTTCTAGACGGGAAACGCAACGCTGGAAGCGGAGCTTTCTGGAGTCGTAAAGGTGATGTCCGTAGTGCTGATATTCTTTTAGAACATAAGTACACAGGCAAAGCCTCCTTTACTATCAAAGCCGCAGTGCTAGAAAAGATTGTTAAGGAAGCAATACTTGAGAGCCGCATGCCTGTGCTAGGCGTAAGTCTTAATAGTGAGAACTATGTATTGTTAACTGAAGATGATTTTCTGGAAATGCGCCAGAGCTTCCAGGAGCATCACACTTGTACGACGAAGACTTTGGACCAGAACCTTGGCGATATAAAGCAAAATGCCGAGGAATGAGCACCAACACTTGGTATCCCCCAAGAGATAAAGATCAATATAAAGATATTGCTGACGTAGCAAAGGCTGTCTGTTACGGCAGAGATGGTCTCCCAGAGTGCCCTGTTCGTAAAGAGTGTTTACTTTATGCAGAGAGCATGGATGATACCCACGGTATCTGGGGAGGCATGAGTCACCGTGAGCGTAACGCGCTTAAGCGTAAAGCAACACGCGCAGGTATGACACTTGAGGAATGGGTACTAGATAAAGATCTATGATAAGTTACCCACATGAGTCAGCTAAAGAAATTTGTAGACGTGGCTAAAAAGAACACACGTGTACTTGGTTCTTTAGAGCGCCATTTAATGGCTAAACCTAAAGATAAATCACGTAGAACAGATGTTTTACATCCATCAGAGATGGTTAGTTCTGACTGGTGCCATCGTGCAGCGTACTTTCAATTGCAGGGTGAAGAGCCAATTAGCACTCGTACTAACAGCCTACGCCTAGCTTCGGTATTCGCTGAAGGTCATGCCATTCATTCCAAATGGCAGAGCTGGTTGCAGGACATGGGCGTACTATTTGGCAAGTGGTATTGCTATGAATGTGAGGAGTTCTTTTGGGGCGGTGCAGACTGCCACGAAGGTCCTCTTGCATATAGAGAAGTGCCGTTATTCTATGAGCCCTTGCGAATATACGGTCACGCAGATGGTTGGTTGACAGGGCTTGGCGACCCATTAATGCTAGAGATTAAATCAGTAGGGGTAGGCACCCTAAGGTTTGAAGCGCCAGAGCTTCTTATAGAAAATGACAATGACTTTGATAAAGCATGGAAGGCTATTAACGCCCCTTTCATGAAGCACATTATGCAGGTGCAGATCTACATGAAGTTAGCTGAGCTTCTTAATTATGAGAACTACCCACAGGAAGCGGTAATTATCTATGAGAACAAAGCTAATCAAGAGGCTAAAGAGTTTGTAGTAAAAAAGAGCGACTTTGGCATCTCGCAATTATTTGATGCAGCCGCTATGATTGTGAACGCAGTAAAGACTAATACGCCTCCCCAATGCAATATCCGCAATGAGGGATGCGCTAAATGCGAAGGGTATACAAATGGTTAATATAGTTGCCACAGGTATTAGTGAAGACCTACTACAGGTACTAGAGTCACAGGGTTTGCCAGTTAAGCGCAGCCTAGATATAGAGATTAAGCCTTTTCCAGCAGACATCACGGGCGTAGATGACCAAGAACTTATGGAGATGGCTCGCTCCTATATGGAGAACTACAACTTCCTACTCACACAGGTAGCCTGCGCTGAGTTGGCGGTTACTGAGGTTGAGAATTACTACAAGCAGGAAGAGGCTAAGCTTCTTATTCAGAAGTCCTCAGACCCAAAGATAAAAGCCACAACTATTAAAGCCATGATTCTTACCGACCCAGATATGCAAAAACTATCTGCTGACCGCATGCACGCTGAGGCTTATCACAAGTTGTTGAAGACAACTATGGACAACCTTGAGCGCTACTACCAGCTAACTAGCCGTGAACTCACCCGTCGAACATCTGTTCTAAAGGCCCGCGGCTACTAATGAAGGTATTCAGCAAGGGCACTGCTGATGGCAAGGTATATCTTGGCATAGACCAGTCCTATAGTGGCTTTGCTATAACCGCATTCAAAGACCAAGACAACTACTACACAGAGGTCTATAAGTCTGATAAGCGCGGGGTAGAACGGTTAAGGGATATTCAAGCCCACACCATGAATTGGTTACATGAGTTTGATGACATAGCAGACGTAGCTATGGAAGGCTATGCCTTTGGCAGCCAGATGGCCAACATGTTGGGGGAACTGGGCGGCATGGTCAAGCTGACCCTTTTAGACTTTGGCATCTACCCTTTAATAGTCCCGCCAACCAACCTCAAGAAGTACACATGCGGCAAGGGCGCAGGGGTATCCAAAAGCCAGATGCTTATGTATGCCTACAAAAACTGGGATGCCGAGTTCAATGACGATAACGCCGCAGACTCCTATGCCCTAGCTCACCTAGTTTCTGGGTCGGGTAAGCGTACATACGAAAAAGAGGTCTATGCTAAACTTCAGGATCCAAAGTTTAGGGAGCGGTAGTGACTACGATAGTAGCCGTCCAATATAAAGACCGTTGTGTATTTGGAGCAGATAACCAAGTAACCGACGGTAATGGCCGCATTTATAGACATCCAGCTATGTCCAAAATTACCCAAAAAGGGGCCTATTTGATCGCCGGCAGTGGCGAGGTCCAGCCTTGCGATGTAGCCCAGCATATTTGGAAGCCGCCAGTCCTAACCGCTTCCGACCGTAAAGATATCCATCATTTTGTTATTACCAAGGTCATGGCCTCCCTACGTGAGTGTTTAAAAACCAACGGATATAACTTTGAAGAAGAACGAGACAAATCGGACAGCGGTCCTAGATTTAACTTCTTGCTTGCTGTTCACGGTGAGGTCTTTGACATCTCAGACGACCTGTCTGTGTGCCGTACAGATAGCGGTCTTTACGGAGTTGGCAACGGCTCAGCTTATGCTCTTGGCGCCTTGCATGCAGGCGCAACTATTTTAGATGCGTTAAAAATTGCAGAGTCATTAGACGCTTATACTTCTGGCCCATTTATACAAGTAGAGCAGCGTAAGGGATAGATATGCCAACCTACGATTTTAAATGCGACACCTGTAGTTCAGTTGTAGAGGTTCAACGATCGTTTGATCAAGAGGGCTCACCCATGTGCACCTCTTGCAATTCAACCATGAGCAGGGTGTGGCAAGCTACGCCAGCCCACTTTAAAGGCGGAGGCTGGGGCGGACAATGAGCAAGACACAGAATAAAAAGCAAGAGCGCATTCGTGAGGCCGCCGCTTTTATTTCAGAGCGCCGCGCTATTCAACTGCAGATTTTAGAACAGAACTACGAGATGGGCGTAAAGCTTTTCTTAGATCAAAAAGATACGTTGTCACCTCAAGAGGTTGAGCAAATAGAAACCATGATGACCGAGCAAAGAGCGGCATTGGATAAGCTACATGAGCAAGTCAATCCGCGAACTAAAGCCTGATTACACAGGCACCATGGAGTATGCAGACCAAATCTGCCATGAGTGCCCAAATTGTGAGTCCAGCATCTGGTTAATTAAAGCCTCCTTTGATGATTATGAGATAGCCCAATACTTTATTGATATGGAATGCGCTATTTGTGGGACCTACGCTAAAGCCCCTACGCCTTTAGATAGGCCTATGTAAGACGTTTAACCTTATTTTGTCTAATTTAACCTTCATACTTTATGCCACGGGGAATCACAATTCGTAACCCAAGGAGCATAAATTGTCAGAAGAACAGGAGCCATTGCGCGTAGGCGCAGGCAGCAACCCTCAGTCCGTAGCCTCAGCTATTGCCCACGCTATTTATGAAAAGCACCAAGTATCTATCCGTGCTGTAGGAGCTGGAGCAGTAAATCAAGCAGTAAAAGCAATTGCTATCGCCCGCGGCTACACAGCCCCACGCGGAATTGATCTGGTCTGTATCCCAGGCTTTGCAAGCATTAAGGGCGCCACAGGCGATATTAGCGCGATTGTATTTCAGGTTACTGCTAATTAAGCCTGTATTAAGCGCGTAAGTACCGTACATTTATAAGAACAATTCCTCGGCCAAGGAGAACCATGAAGAACCCATTTAAGAACCCAGCACCAATTGCACCAACAAGTGCAGGCGCTCCAAGCATGAAGGTTGAAAACGCTTCTGCTGCCCCTTCAGCTAACACTAAGATGATGAAGAAGAAGGGCGCTCAAGCTGGCGACCCATACAAGATGGCTAAGCCATCACGCACATTTGTAAAGGCTACATCCGGGGCCCGTTACGGTGTTCGCGTTAAGTTCCAGAAGGCAGAAGCTCACGAGGCAGGCGCTACTCAGGGTAACGGTCGCCTACTCCCATCAGCTATCAAGCGTTCTTCACAGAACTTCAGCGCTGGTATGGGCGACCATAACTAACAGCTAATTAAATAGCCCCCGGGACCCTAGTCCACGGGGGTTATTTTTTGCTATAATTAAAGCAGGACGCCGAACGGGTCCTAACTAATCTATATCGTCTAAGGAGATATAACAATGGCTTCAGGCTACCCAACACGTAGCCCGCATGAGATGTGGGCAACTAAAGAATCAACAAAGACAGTGACAGTCAAAACCCCAGCTCAGATTGTTACAGAGCTAACCAATCACCTAGTTAACCGAGGAATCGGCTTCAACACTCATGCCGCTTTCTTTAATGAGCTGGTCAATCAATTTGATACACGATCAACCTATCCTCCGTACGACATCCTTTCAGCCGGAGAGAACAAGTACCTTATCCGCCTTGCGCTTGCAGGGTTTTCTAAGGAAGATCTGGAGAT